CTTACAAAACCGGCATATTCAAAAACTTGACCTGCTAAAAATCCTTTATATTTGTTTTTTACTATATTACACATTGTACCTAGATGTTCTTCAACATCTGATATTGAAACACCATCTTTTAGTTTTGCCACATTGTATAACATAACACTATTAAAGGGTACTTTTATATCACTAAACATTTCTACACCTCTTACTATTTGGTTTTCTTTTACAACGATAAGTTCCATGACTTACTGTTTTTTGTACTTTAACTATTTTACCACTACCATTTTTTTTTGGTTGTGGTACAAATGGTATTGCTGACTTACTCATTTTTTCACCTCATTAATAAACTCATCTAACCATTCTTCAAATTGTAATGCTGGTAAAGGTGTTCTATGCATATAAGTCTGTTCACCTAAATCTCTACTAAATTTTCCGTTTGGTAATTTTTGTATTTGTTTTGGGACTTTTCTGTGTCGCCCTAACATAAATCTTCTAGTGCCAGGACCGTAAGGTTTTATTTCTGAATGTAATACAAAATATTCATCACCCAAAGAATCAACCTTTGCCAAAATCCTGTTAAGAGTAGCTGCCATTTTAAAATCTCTTATCTATAATTTTTTTTAATATATACAATGCTATGATAAGTATAATATAAATTATACCATCAAACCAAGGTATGTCATTTAATAATTCTGCTGTTATGTCTATCATTTTAATATCACCACATTACATATTTGTCGGTGTACAAGTGAATTGACCTGCGTAACGCCATGCCAACCATCTTCTACATTTTTAAATAAACAAGAGCGATTACCTATCACACTTGTTGTTACTGATTTTTTAAAATCTTTTGGTTCAGGATTCATTTTATTTACTTTTTTACCAAGATAAAATATTGTTTTACCGCCAGATAAATCTGTCCACTCATCAGGCATAAAATAAAATAAATGAGAACCTATTTTACCTAAACTATCTATATGAGGTGATACATCTAATCCACCTCTTGTTCTGTGAAAATCAAATCTAAATTTAAAATCTTTACAGTCTAATGCTCTTCTAATAAATGATTTATATTGACCACTATTGTAGATAGTCATAATAAAATTTTGCCATATAGGTGGTAATTTATTTGGTTCTAGTAAATAATCATCAAAATATTTACTACCTTGTGTTTCGCCTATACAAAAAAATCTACGGCAATGTGGTCGTTGTCCATGTTTTCTTTCTTCTGGAAATTCATCTTTAAATAAGTCATCACTTGGAAAATGTTTTAATAGACCTCTATAATATTTTGGCTGAATAAAATCTACAAAATTTGCATGAGGGCAAAACTCTGTATTATGCATATTATATTGTCCTTCACTAGGTACTGTAATCATTTTTTATGTCCTCTAATATCACGCTTACATTTTATACAAGGCGAACCTTCAACCCAATCAGCACTATTTATTCTTTTCTTAAAACCTTGATATTTTTCACTTGCATAATTTTTAAACAAGTTAGTTTCTTTTTTCATATCACCTATGACCCAATCTTTATGCAATTCGGGTGCAATCATATCACAGCACGCTGTCATACTGCCATCATATTCAATGTAAACACCTTTGTCCATACTTGTGCAAGGTTCTGTTCTTTTATAATTTAAATCTAAAACTGTACCTGCTCTATTCATACCATTTACCCAATAGTTTCTAGCGTGTATTGTAGATTTAATTTGAGGTAATTGATATCTAATCCAGTCTTTGTTTTTATGTTCATCTGGATTTATTGGTCTAACATTTATTTTTTTACATATTTTATTAATTCTTTTAAACACTTCATTTTCATCATATGCAACGGCACCATTTTTCATATAAGCTTGTATCGCAATATGGTCTACATAACAATTTAATAATTCATCAATGTATTCTCTATTTAAATAATCTGAATTTGTATTAATACTAATTTTTGCTTTTGGTAAATAATAATTTACTAAACGACATCTTTCTAATATATCCTCTTTATGAGATAATGGTTCATGGTATCTAGAAAAATCTATACGACCATCAAAATCTATTTCAGCTAACTGCTCTAAGATGTTTTGAAACATCAGTTTATCCATAAATTTTGTTTTCTTTTTATCTCTACGATTTACATCATCTCTAGACAATGGACAAAAATTACAAGTACGATTACAATAGTTATGAGTACCCATTTCAATAGATGTTATATTATCTTTAAATAATTTTCTTGCTACTGATTCTTTGTAGGCCATAATCCTCTCGCTATAAAAGTTTGTCTAACTATTTCATCTTTATGGTTTCTGTCGGTGACCAAGTATGCCTCAATTAAATCATAACCATTTTCTTTTGCCCACATAACCCTTTTGTTTCCTGTATGTACTGCAACACCAGGTATAAATTCACCTGTTGATTCATTTCTAGGCCATCTATCATCTTTCATGGGTTGCCAATAGTTTTCTAAGTCTACAATAATAATAGGCCATATCATACCAACAGCTTCAACACTTTCTTTAAACTGTGGCATTTTTTTCATGTTCCACTTTATTGGTGCTGTTAACATTAAATCATTTACAGGATATTCTATAACAGGCACAGGTGGATTAGGAACTCTTTGATTAGCTTTTAATACTTTCATGACCACATTTCATTATGTAATATGAATCTACTATATCAGATATAGGATTCACACATTTATTCACCTCAAATTCTTTCATTAAATTTGTTTTTGTATGATTTGAAAAACACTCATACATTAATTCTTTATTTGCATTACCTTTTTCCGTTGCACATTTTTTTACAACACTAGGTACAATAATATCATACTTAATTTTTTTTGCTCTTAAAAATGATTTTAATATGCCACCATTTTCAGCTATTTGAAATAATGCTTGACCTTTACTGCCGTATGAATAACCCTCTATAAAAAGTTTTGTTGTTTTACTATTGTATAAACTAATATCACCATAGTTTCTTAAACAAGCATGAACCCAACTAGCTAAATTATTAAACCTCTCAATAGGGTCAGTCCATTCTTTATGTAAATGACCTGTTATATTATTTGTAATTTTACCTTCCCATTTTTTTTTACTGGTCAGGTAATGGAATTGGCAATTTTTGTAAGATGTATTACCATTTGATATGCATATTGCTGGTGAGTTTAAACTGTAATCAACACCCGCTATCATGTTCTTGTTCTTCATCATCTATTTCAGCTCCACAAAAAGGACAGGTTGTAGGGTAGGATGGGTGTTCAATATCCCATTTAACCTCAAATTCAGTATCGCAATTTGAACACCATATTTCTATTTTTTGATATTCTTCCATTATAATTTAAATTCCTTAAATGAATCTTTTTCTACATCTTGTTTAACACCACCAATTACATAACTTTCTATTTCAGTTTCTTGTGGTGCATTTTGTAAACCTTTAGAATTTAACCAATGATTTACCCAAGGTAGAGGATTTGTTTTTTGTTCATACTTTGATTCAAGGCCAATGTTTCTCATTCTTTTGTTTGCCATATGTTCTACAAATCCGTGTAATAATTTTTCTGATAATCCTATCATAGAACCTTTTGTTAATAAGTAGGTTGCCCACCTTTTTTCTTCTTCTACGGCGTCATCATACATTTTTACAATGTCATCTTTTGTATCTTCTATAACTTTTAGCATAACTTTATCATCTTCATGTTCACGATAATTATTAATTATTTTTTGAGATATAGCTAAATGTTTTGATTCATCTCTTGCAATAAAAGATATAATCTTAGCAGAGCCTTCTAATTGTTTTAATTCGCCAAAAGCAAAACTACAAGCAAATGATACATAAAATCTTAGACCTTCTAATATGTTTACTGTGCATAATGCCAACCATAGTTTCTTTTTAAGTTCGTATTCATCTACATTTTGACCCATTTGTTTTTTATATCCAATCTCAATTAAATCATCATATGCTTTGGTAACTGACTTTGCTCTTTCTTCTATCTTTTCATCTTCTATAATAGTGTCAAATACTTCATTAGGATTTGGGTACAGATTTTTTATAATATATGTGTAAGACCTAGAGTGTATAGTTTCCATAAAATCCCATGTTAAGATACATGATTCTAATTCTGGTAAACTTACAAATGGTAAAAATGCAAGAGCAGGTCCTCTACCTTGTACACTATCTAACATTGTTTGATATTTTAAGTTAGATGTAAATATAAATTTATGTTCAGGTCTTAATGCCTGATAATCATTTCTATCTTTTTGTAAAGATACTTCTTCTGGTCTCCAAAAGAAACCTAATTGTTGTTGTGTAAGTTTATCAAATATAGGATACTTAAATGTATCATATCTTTGTACTGCTAAATCTTTACCAAAAAACATTGGTTGTTTTGTAAAGTCTAATTTTTTTTCTTTGTTGAATACTGATTTCATATCGTGCAAGATTCACACTCCTCTTGTTCTTCTTCGGTTACACTCATGTTAGGTTTATCTTCTAACACATCTGGTTTATCATCATCATCTGATTTACCATCATATGTGTTTTGATAGTAAGATGTTTTCCAACCATATTTGTATGTTGTCAACAAATCTTTTGCCATTTCGGAAAGTGGCACTTGATTTTCTTCATAGTTTTCTGGATTGTATGACCAATTACCTGATATAGCTTGGTCAAAATACTTCTGCATAACTGCAACGATATTTATATATCCTGAATTTGAAGGTTGCCCCCATAATAAAGTGTATTTACTTTTTAATGTTGAGTATTGTGGCACTACTTGTTTAAGTGGACCTTGTTTTGATTTTTTAACTGATAAAAAATCTCTAGGTGGTTCTATACCATTTGTAGCATTAGAAACCACACTAGAGGATTCTGATGGCATTTGAGCTGAGAGTGTGCTATGTCGTAGGCCATGCTCAATTATATCTTTCCTTAATGATTCCCAATCACAAGAGTATTTGCGATTTACAATCTCATCTACATCTTTTTTATAGGTGTCAATAGGTAGAACGCCATCAGAATATTTTGTTTTGGCAAAGTATTCACATTTGCCTTTTTCTTTTGCAAGATTATTACTAGCTTTGAGTAAGTAATACTGGAAGTATTCGGTAAGTTCATCTACTGCTTCCCAAGCACCTTTCTCACCGTAATTATAACCAAGTCTAGCAAGATAATGTGCCAGACCAATATAACCAATCCCTAAACTTCTTCTAGATTTTGTTGATATCTCAGCCGCCTTGACTGGATATCCTTGATGTTCAATTATCTCATCTAAAGCTCTCACGGATAAGTCGCACAGACCATCCAGGTCATCAAAATAGACTAGTTTTCCTACATTGATAGCACTTAATATGCACAATGCAATCTCGCCTTCTCCGTCTATATGTTGCAACGGAGTGGTAGGTAAAGTAATCTCTTGACATAAGTTAGACATGGTTACTAAATCTTTAAATGATGAATGAGTATTACAATGGTCTATGTTCATAATATAGATACGACCTGTTTCTGCTCTTTCTTTTAACATGGACATAAACAATTCTTGAGCAGATATTTTCTTTTTAAATACTGAGGTTTTTCTTTCTGCTTTTTCATATTCTTCATCAAACTTGTCTGTACCCCAATGTTCATATAATTCAGGCACCTCATGAGGTGAGAATAAAGTTATGTCTTCATCTTTGATAAATCTTTCATAGAATAATTTAGATAGTTGTA